TAGAAATCATTAAAGACAAAGAAACCCTTTTTAATGGTCAAATTTCCATTCATTGCGAATAGATAACCTGAGCCATCTCGGTTATTATCAAATGATTCTTTTAATTGTTTCTTTGGAATATCCGTTTTTTCAGTTTTCACAATTACAATACACATTATATTACAAGTCCTTTCACATCTTCATTAAACGAATTACTATTCCGATTTGAACCCAAACCCTCATTTAGAAGTTTCCTCCCTAATCTAGATTTTGAGTCACCAAAATACTTATCTCGTTTTTGTTTAGATAGTCCATTGAAATAGTCCATTAATTCAGTATCTAAGAACAAACAGAGGTTAGTATACCTCTTTTGATTCTTGGATAAGAATTTTAGATAGCCTTCAACTCTCACGCTCTCACTCTTCCTATTGACAATATCTTTAAAAGATGATTGAGAACAGTAAGATAAAAGAGAATGAATAAACTCTATAGCCTTAGATAGAGTCATTATATTCAATGTACCATTAAATATTCTAAACTCTATTGTATTATTAGGCTGTAGGTTTACCGCTGTGTATCTATCTGCAACACTAGAGTATTTAGCTTTACAGATTCTTGCTACACGTCTCCGTCTATTCTTGAATGGTGAATCTCCATAGGTAGAGCCAATAATTGACCGCCATGTTGTTTTACCATACATAGAATCCCTTTGAGCAATCTTTTTAATAAACTCGGGACATTCATAAATAAACCATAACAGTTTATGTAATTGTGTCCTGTTTACCGCGTTCTTGCTGACATGAATATGCATTCCGCCTTCAAAAGACTCTGCAGAGAAATAACCGCTAGATAGTATAGTACTAAATAACGTGTCATATATTTCTCTACCATATTTCTTCCAAAAGTTCCAAGAAAATGGATGTGAAACCACTTCTATTCCTTGCTCTGTCAAACTACCATCTGATTTGGAATAGAATAAGTTACTCTTCCGAACGCCTCTACCAATAAGACTAACTAGAGATGCAAATTGATTGCCCTCCAATATAATCGAATTGTCATAGTCTTCCGTTTCGTCTTCGTGTCTATCACATTCTATCTCAACACCGAAATGCAAAATAGGCAATCCATGTTGAGAGTAGCCACTATCAGAAACCAAAACAGATTTCTTCTTGTTGTTTACTCTGTGAAACAATGGACTCGGTTTATATGAATAGCTACGAATAGAATCCGAACGCATACACCTAGAACAAATTCCATGTTCTAAACGTAGGCTAGCCCTATCACAACTATCACATCTATCTAACGTGTTCATACATTCCCTGTGATACCATCCATTTAAATTACTAGAATGATATGCCTCGGGGTCTTGATTCGTGTTCATTTGGTGATGACATACTCCACAATTATGGAAGTATCTCATTTCTTTTAGAGCATTAATACCATCAGTACTAATGTTCTTCAACTTATCTAATAAACTCATGTTTATTCCTTTCAATTAACATTCAACAAAAGAACAGTATTAATTGAATTCGGATTGGATACCGTGAATAAGACTAGAATAATTCACATTAACACTGTTGGTAAGTTCCTACACATCAATCAATCACTGGTCTAGTATTCGTCTTGTGTCCGTTTACTACCTATTATTACATTTTCGAGGGTCAAAGTTCCAAATTAACTGTATCTATTGATATTGTTATACTTACATACTCATTTTTTAATACATAGAGTCTTTGACCCTGCATACTTCAACGAGCCTGCAATCAAAAACGAATTTCTCAATTCAACTATTTCAACCTGAATCGGGTTAGGGGGAGTACCCATGCAAATTATAAGAAGAACACAAATACAAATATAATTTTTTTCAATTTTTTAAGATTTTGCTTGGGCGGGGTACTATACTATACTATATTACTATATTATACTATATTATACTATACTACTATAATACTATACTACTATTATACTATACTACTATACTCACTTATTGAAAGATACTATACTACTATATTATACTATATAGCTAAACTAAGTATTGTGGATAACTATGTGGATAACTTTATTATCTTTACCCTTAACTACCTTTTAAGTTAAATTAACATATGAGCGAGCGAAAAACCAGATTCCAGAAAGCGATGGCAGGTTCTTTTGATGATATTGATGTTTTTACCAATATTAATGAAATCAGAAAGCTGGGTAATGAAATAGAACTTTTAGACGTTATTAACCCTACTTCTTGCACCTATGGTAAAATTGCCGAGCTGTTATCCAGAGTAAAAGCACTCAAGGAATTCGAACTGCTCTCAGACGGAGAAAATCTATTTATAAACCATCCTAATTAAGTATGGCTTACACCAGAAAGATAAAAGGCGTTGAATATACGCTCTATAAGGATGAAAAAGAGTTTAGGCGACATAACCCTAAGCAAACCATACAATCCGACTGGAGAGAGGCAAATACGGGCGACTGGATTAAAACAGATGATGGACAGGTAACCGTAGTTATTAAAAGGGGTAAAATAAAAACCAGAGATAGAAAAAAAGATAGAAAGGATGAATATATCAGGACTTTACTGGGGATGGCTAATATTAAAAGGACAATACATATTGAGGGAGAGCCAGTTCATGATATATGGCGGTTTGGGAAGAAGAACTGGTATGCTAAAATAAAAGACGGCAACTTATCCATATCTAAGCGTATATTTGCAAAGTATATAGCTAGTGGTATGAGACCGATTGATGCTTTTATGAAAGCTCATGAGAATACTAAAAGCTTAGATTATGCAAAACAAAAGACCAAGGTCTTATTAAAAAGTAAAAAGGTTAGACAGTTGATAGATAAAGAAATAGAATTGTTATTAAATGAAACTGGGATTACAAAATCTTATTTATTAGAAAAGACAAAAGATATTGTAGAAGCCTCTGGTTCAAGAGATTCAGATAAAATGAGAGCCATTGAAACATTAATGAAGATTTCAGGTATGTTAAATTCGGAAAAGAAAGTAGACTCTGTTTCATTGATACAGGAATTCACAGGATTCAGTCAGGAAAAGTTAGAAGCGTTTAAAGCGGGAGTATTGGCAGAACCAAAGCCAATGAAATTAAATGGAAAAAAAACCTAGTATCTATTTCCCGGTTCGATTAGCCTCTAAAACTGAATTAAAAGAATTAATTTATGGGACAAACTATTGTCCCGCCTGTGATTGTGAAGTTATAGGGAGTACCGTTATGAGTAAATTACCATATTTAGACTCTATGAATAAATTGAGCGGCTGGATATGTGATATTTGTGAAAGTGTCTTTGATTTAAAAGACAATCTAGTTCAATTCGGCAGTTTTGACAGTAGTGATATTTATGAAGCATAATGCCTGTACCATTTAAAAAAGATTTTAATATAACACCCAGCCCCAGTGATATGAAGGAAAGGGATGAAATTCTCCAGAATTCATATAATAACCTGATTTACTTTGGCAGAGCCTTTCTGCCCAACGATTTTTTAAAGAAATCTGAATCAGCACCTTTCCATTACCAAATTGCCAAAGAATTGATAACTACCAAGCCGGGAGCTAGAATATGTAATATTATTCCAAGGGGTCACGGTAAATCTGTTATGGCAAAAGCTGCTATTATGCACAAACTATGTTTCTCTAAAACAGATGAACAGCATTTTATCGCTTGGGTGTCAGAAGAACAAGGTCAGGCAATAGACCACCTTAAATACCTGCGGAGTCATTTTGAGAATAATAAAATGATAAAATATTATTTTGGTACAATGGATGGTGGTTCTGTTGGAAAAAGATGGACAGAAAAAGATATTGTTACTGCCAAAGGCGATAGAATGATTGCAAAAGGTACTTCTCAGAGATTAAGAGGTCGTGCGGAGGTAGATGTTCGTTATACTGGTATTGTATTAGATGACTTTGAATCGGAATTGAATACCAAGACACCAGAACGCAGGTCTGAAATTAAAAAATGGATTGTATCTACAGTATATCCAGCATTAGAGGAGACCCCCGGTAATGAAGGTTGGATATGGCTTTGCGGTACGATTGTTCATTATGACTCTTATCTGCAAATGACATATGATGGTTGGAAAAAAGCACAGGAAGATGGGCGTGATTATCCTTGGACAGTAAATTTCTATAAAGCAATAGAGAATGGAAAGCCAATATGGGCATCCCAATTCTCAGAAAAGAAATTACAGGCTAAAAAGCGGGAGTTTATTGAAGCTGGTCTGGTGAATAAGTTTGCTCAGGAGTATATGAATGATGCTCGTGATATTACCAATGCTGCTTTTAAAATAGATAGAATTCAATACTACAACGGTACATTTAAAAAAGAGAATAATA